ACTGATTGTCAAAGAATATCCAACTGCATCTGCTCATGTTGGACATTTCAGACATCTATTACAAGAACTAGATATCAAGAAAGACTTTAGACCAGATATTATCTTCATTGACTATCTGAACATTTGTGCATCATATCGTATCAGACCAGGTGCAGGTGCAAACTCTTATACACTTGTAAAGAGTATTGCAGAAGAACTTAGAGGTCTTGCTGTCGAATATGATGTGCCAATGGTGAGTGCTACTCAGACAACAAGAAGTGGGTATGGTTCTACAGATATTGGACTCGAAGACACTTCTGAATCGTTTGGGTTGCCAGCAACTGCTGACTTGATGTTCGCATTGATTACAAGTGATGAACTAGAAGAGTTAGACCAACTCGTAGTCAAACAGTTAAAGAATAGATACAACGACCCTACAATCTTCAAAAGATTTGTAATCGGTATCGATAGGGCAAGAATGAAACTCTATGATTGTGAACAAGAAGCACAAGAAGAGTTGTTCGATGCAAATGATAATGATGACACTCCTGTATTCGATAGAGTCAGAGGTGCAGAAAAATTTAGTGACTTCAAAGTATAATGGAACCATTCGTTCAAAAACAATATGACGAGTATCAGGCGAATAGAACTGAGAAAGAAATATTATCTAAAGAAGAACTAAGACAAAAGATTATTACAGACCTGAATCTTGTTTGTAATATGAGTGTAGAAGAATATACACTCTATCAGAAGTATCAAGAGATTCATATGAAGTATCCGACACAATCAGTTTCAACATTGTTCGGACAAGAAACACAATTAATCAATCAGGAACATGCGAAGTTAATCGATGAAACTAAAAACAATATATGGTTCCCAAACTCTCACGAAGATTTTGAGAAACTTGAACCAGAACTATTATACACCGATTCGGAGAAAGATAGACAGAGTGCTGGTACGCTTACAGAGAAATGGAATTGTTTACGAACTTTCACTCACACTCAAAAGAACTCTTCGAACATTGGAAGAAACTTACATTACATTATTAGAGATAAGGTTAGTGAGAAATATCTTGGCGTTATTTGTATTACTGGTGATTTTATCGACCTTACTCCAAGAGATGACTATATAGGGTGGGATAGAGAATACAAAACTAACAGTGGTAAACTAAATTGCACAGCAATCGGTTCTAGTATTCTACCAACTCAACCTCTAGGGTTTAATTACACAGGTGGTAAACTACTCGCTTTACTTTGTCTTGCAGATGAAGTTCAGAATCAATGGAAAGAAAACTATGGAGACACCTTGGTGTCAATGACAACTACATCTCTCTATGGTAAATCAAAAGCAAATCATCTATCACAATACGATAGATTGAAACATTGGAAGAAAATGGGATTCAGTAAAGGGTCTCTATCATTCGAGATTTCCAAAGACACTGAACGAGCGATGCTCGACTACGCTGAACATCATTATAACGAGAGATACTTTTTACTGTATGTTGCGAAGAGAGAGAATGGTCAAACATTAAAGAGAGACCATAGAAATCGTATGAGACAATTCATGTATTCTAAGTTAGATATACCAAAAGAGATTATTAAGTCAGAACATCAGAGAGGTATATACTTCTCTACATTCTATGATAACAGTAGAGAATATCTTAGAGGTGAAATAGAAGAAGATAAGTTAGTTAAGTCATTCGACACCTCAGTAGAGGGTCTAACAAATCTTTGGAAAGAAAGATACGCTAGAAAAAGAATTACAAATTTAGTTAACAATCAGAGAACTTCATTAGATACAACTCTCTTCTATGATGATGTTATAAGTATGTCATGGGAAGAAACTAAACAAAAGTATCTTGGAGAAGTTGGAAGATAATGCCCTGTTCGTCTAGTGGTTAGGACACATGGTTTTCATCCATGCAACAGGAGTTCGATTCTCCTACAGGGTGCCAGTGGGGCTGTAGCTCAGTTGGGAGAGCACCTGCTTTGCAAGCAGGGGGTCGTGGGTTCGATTCCCTCCAGCTCCACCATTTTATTATGAATTATAAAATTAGAAAAATAACACCGAACGATGTAGATGCCTGTTTTGAAATACAACAGACATCACACTTTCATACGAACCTCTGGCCTAAACAACTGTGGCAATTTTTAGTGCCATTACTTACAGACTCATGGGTTGCAGTAGACGAAGACGATAATGTTGTTGCATATGTCATGGGAATGATTAGATATGCAGACGAGTTAGACGGTGAGTTAGCATGGTTTTGGACAGAACTATGTCAGAAAAAAGGTGTAAAAGGGGCAGCAAATGACCTTGCACAATTCATATTAGAAACTTACCCTATGATATATGCATACATAGATGTGAGAAATGTTAAGGTAGAAAAATATCTAACGAGACATAATTTCAAAACAATAAGACAAATACCAAATTACTATTATGATTCTGATGCTCTTCTAAAAGCATCATCATAACGGAGGAGTGGCAGAGCGGTTGAATGCACTGGTCTTGAAAACCAGCAAACTCGAAAGGGTTTCGTGAGTTCGAATCTCACCTCCTCCGCCATCTAGGGGTTGACAATGGGTCTAATTTTTTAGTACCATATACCTATGATGAGATTTATACAAAGACACGGACTACTAGATAGTGACTTCATTATGCCACTACTAGGGGTATTTTTAATGATTTTAATAGGAGATATAAGATGAGTCATCCAATAAACGATATGATTGCCGACAGAGCAATTAGCGATGCCATCGATGCGGTTGATGCCATGTCAGATGTGAAAGTTAAACAAGTTCTATTTCTAAACTTCGGTCATAAAGTTGACGATGTTGATGATGTAGAGAGAGATTTACTAATCAGTAAAATGGCAAACATTTTCTTCGATGATGCAATGAATATGGGTGTGTAGGGGTTGACAATGACCCCTATTTTTTGATACCATATACCTATGATGAAAAAACAAACAATAATTTTTGATGTAGACGGCACTATCGCTGATGTTGAGCATAGAAGACATCTTGTAAATGGCGATAAGGGTTTCAAACCTGATTGGAATGCTTTTAGAAAAGCAACAGAAGATGATACTCCTGTTCAATGGGTTTGTGATATCGCAAAAAGATTTATTGCTCAAGGTGATGAAGTTGCTTTCTTCTCTGCTAGAAATGAGTCAGAAAGAGAAGTCACTGAGAGACAGATTAGAGAATGGATTGGCGAGGGTCATAAAGGTGTCTTTTTGAGACCAAATGACGACTTCACTCCTGATGATGAGTTCAAGTCTAAACTTGCTGATAAGTTTATCGAAATGGGTGGTAAGATTGATTTAATCTTCGATGATAGACAAAAAGTTGTCGACATGTGGAGAGCGAAAGGTTTTACTGTAGTTCAAGTTGCTGAAGGAGATTTTTAATGGCACAAACAATACAATTTATACCTTGCACTGATGGTGGTGCAGGCACTTCGAAACAAAGTTCTCTCTTTGCTTCGACTAGCGATTTAAAAACAATGTTCGGTGACCCTTGGTTCGAGGGCATCGGTGATAAGATATCAACAGATTTCTGTATTGATTATCAAGTTCATGATGATAATGGCGATTCAAAGTATGGAACATTTACTTTATATGATTGGCATTTTGCAAGAAATCTTAATGATGATTATGCTGAAACACAATGGAACATAGGCGGTAAATCATACGATGATGCCTGTGCTGCTGATTTGGCACTAGAGTTATTCAAAGAAACTAATGACAGTTTAGTATACGCTAAACTACACAATGTTCCAGAAGACAAAGAGTTTTTTCTATGAGAGAATTCGGTCAATTACTAAAGTGGATATGGAATCTCTATAGTTTCATATGCACAATTGGGGTCACTCTCCTTCTCCTTTTCTATTTTGGGTGGGTGACCTCATAATCTTTCTGTCTCTGTAGCTCAACAGGATAGAGCAACTGCCTTCTAAGCAGTAGGTTGCAAGTTCGAGTCTTGCCAGGGACGCCAAAAAAACCCCTAGACAATATACCTAAATATCAGTTATAATGATTGTATTATGAGAAATGCGATTATATTATTAAATGTGATACTTCTATCTGCCTGTGGCGGTGGGGGTACAAGTCTAGGCGTATTAGACATTCAAGAGTCTAATATTAGTTCACCACCAGTTCAAACAAACACATCGTTTGGTAACATCAGAGTTATTGATGGATACATATCTGGTGCTAATGTTTATGTAGACTACAATTGGAATCTTCAACAAGACGATGGAGAACCTTCTGCTATAGAAGAAGACTTAGTTTACAGATTTGATACAACAGATACAAACTCTATTGCTAATTGGTCTGAACAATGTTTCATCAATAGACCGATAGTGGCAGAAGTTCCTGTTGGTGCATACGATGAAGATTTGGGGTATGTAAACGAAGCGTATGTTATGTATTACTTCCCACCCTATTATGATTCAGACATGAATTCAAATGTAAATGTCACACCATTTACAACTATGTTTACAGGTTATGTGACTGAAGCAATGGCAGATGTATCAATCTCAGTAAGCGAAGGTTGTGGTAGTCAATCAGATGAAATAGCAGTCAATGTTTTAGGTCAAGTATATGAGGTTCTTCTAGCATTACAAGAAGAGTTTGGCATAGATGTGTTCACATTCTATGAAGATTACATTGCAAATGGCAACGAAACTCTACAAGCAGTTGCTGAGAAAATAGTATCGTTCTTAAAAACTACCTTCGATGTAGAAGAAGTCTTAGAAAATGAATACAATACAAATTTTACAGTTCAGTTAGATGATTCTTTTGTTGATACAATTTTATCAGGTCAAGATTTTGATACTATCACTTTTGATATAATCAATGTATCACAAGCAGAAGAACAAATAGACGACTTTAACTTTTACAGACTTCATAGATATGAAAATCTAGTTGCTACAAGTCAAGGTCTCTTGTTAGATTCTGATGGTTCAGAGTATATTATAACTATCAATAACCTTATTGATAACTCAGATGTATACATCACTGAGAGATATCATTCAGTCAATAAGATTATAGATGATAAATTTGTTCAGTTAGATTATGAAAATCATTATGACACAGGTGAAAGTTATCTCGTAAAGTTTGGTGAATTTACAGGAGAATCTACTAGGTGGGAATTCAAATCAAATAATGGCGCTAGAGATTTTTCTATTCATTGGGATGTAGATAATACATTCATGTTGAGTATAGCATCAGCAGATAATAGTTATTTGACATACGATGCCATGGCAATCAGGTCGACTAGAGACTTGATTGAATTAGAGAATCTTTACAACGACATAAATATGTTATCAAATGATATTGAATTGTTTTATCAAAATCAATATCTATTGTATGGCGATGATTCACAAACCAGAAAAAGAAACAACTTTATGTATCAGGAGTATGGGTGGTCAGGTGCTAAAAAGAAATGTATCAATTTAGATACGAATGAGGTGTTTACAGACCAAGAGGCATACGATGTCTGTATTCTAAATTTATGAAGAATTTAAAGCAAAGCGAAGTTATTGACATCATTAGTAAAAAAGTTCAATACAAGAAAGACCTTAGAAATCTTAAACAAGCAGGTGAACTTCGCAAGGCAGAAATGCTACAAGTCAAAATCGATTCACTAGAGGAAAAACTACATTCTAGACCGTTATCAAAGAACTGATTGTCTAAATAGTTATGTTCAACATCACAAATGGAGAGAACATGGGACAATATCTAGACTCACTTAACAGATTAAAAGACGCTGTTTTATTAGAACAAAGACAAATCGATATGATGAATCCTTCTAGTGGGGTGACTCATAAAATGACTTATCTATTAGAGAATCGTGTCGATGATGCAGATGGTAATATTACTAGTAGAACATGGAGTTACACAGGTACAGGTGGTTATAAAGCATTGCACGATGCATTTATAGCAGACTATCCAGACTTAGATGGTTCAAATGGAACTGACCAAGAAAACTATTTGTTCAACATGTCATATTGGTGGAAAAATACAGCAACTGATTCAGAAATTGCAACTGTAGTCGCAACACATACTACTAAAAGAGATGCTCTAATAGTAGACAGAGACCATTTGCAAGTTATCGTAGACAACGAAGAAGATACTACAAATCTACCTGGCGATAACGATTAACTAGAGTTTTCATTATGAACTCTAGTGATATATGTATTCAGTGTAATCTATGTTGTAAACATCAAGGTCTAAGAATTGCAATCAGACCAGACGATTCAAACATCATTCAATCAATAGAATTAACCACTAGCAGTAGTGGTGGAAAATGGATGGTCATACCCGAAGGTGGGTGTCAGTTTTTAAATAATGATGATGGTAGATGCACTATCTATAGTGATAGACCTGGTATATGTCGTGATTTCAAATGTCATCCTCTTACAAAATATGAAAACGGTGATATCACTTTAGAAGAACTCAATACACATATACAAAGGGGTAAAAATGACCCTAGATACTTTTCGGAGAGATTCAATAAGAGAGACTGGTAAAAAACATAAATAGTGTTATGGCAGTCAAAAATCTACATTTAGAACATTTAGAAGACGAAATCATCAACAATGGTATCGATGGTGGTCGTGCATCTATAAACTTTCTACAATCTCTCAGAGAGATGATGAAAGGCAATTCGCCCAAACAAGTAAACATGACTGTTAAATGGGATGGTGCACCTGCTATATGGGCAGGTAAGAATCCAGAAGACGGCAGATTCTTTGTCGCAAAGAAATCACTATTCAATAAAGAACCTTTGTTCTACACCTCAGAACAAGAAATTAAGAACGCATCAGAACTATCAGGTGATTTAGAAAAGAAATTCTTAGAGTCGTATAGATTTCTATCAAAGTTATCATGGGGTGATAAGATACTTCAAGGTGACTTGATGTTCACTGAATCAGATAAGAAGATGAAGAAGATAGGTGGTGTTGACTATATTACTTTTCAACCTAACACTATCATGTATGCCGCTATGGCATCATCTCAATTAGGACAAGCAATCGACCAGGCGAAGTATGGTATCGTTTGGCACACCACATACACTGGTGGTGCGATTGCCGACTTGTCCGCCAGTTTTGGTGCTGATATTTCAAGTTTAGGTTCTAGTAGAGATATTTGGATGGACGATGCAACTTATAAAGATGTATCAGGTAATTCTACATTGACTGCAAAAGAAACTGTATTAGTGACTAAATCATTATCAACAGTCGGTAAAACATTCAGACAAATAACTAAAAATGATTTAACTAAGTTCAGAAAAGTCAATGAAATGTTATCCACAAAGGCGCCAGGTGCTACCTACAAGACTTATATGAACAGTCTAGTAAGAAATGCACGATTCAATCCTTCATATAATGAGTATCTCAATCATGTCAGTAAATACTTTGATGATAAAGTAATCGCCAAAGTTAAAATGGAAAAGACTAAAGAACAAAAGAGACAACTCAAAGAACAAGTAATCAGAGAAATAAGAGGTTTGAAGAAGATGATTACTGCATTGGGTGTATTTCAGACTAATCTTGTAGATGCAAAACAAGTAATTATCAAAGGTTTAAATAGAACAAAAGCAATCGGAACATTTGTAAAAACAGACAATGGGTTTAAGACTGTAAATCCAGAAGGTTATGTTGCGATTGATAAAACAGGTAAAGCAGTTAAACTCGTAGACCGTATGGAGTTTTCACTAAATAACTTTACAGTAGCAAAGAATTGGGACAAATAATGAAATCATTTAATGCATTTTTATCAGAAGCAAAGGGCAAGAAAGCAGTCTTTACTTTTGGTCGTTTCAATCCCCCTACAACAGGTCATGCTAAACTTGTAAACAGACTACAGAAAGTTTCAAAACAATTAAAGGGTGATGCATTACTCTTTACATCACATTCAAACGACAAGAAAAAGAACCCACTGAATCACAAACAAAAAATAATGTATCTTAAAAAGTTTTTTGGTAAACAGGTTGCAGTGCCAAATGCTAATGCAAGAACAGTATTCGATATCTGTAATGAATTATACAAACAAGGGTATAAAGATATTGCAATGGTTGTTGGGTCAGATAGAATCAGAGAATTCGATACACTCATTAAGAAATACAACTCAGTCAAAGCAAGACATGGTTTCTATAAGTTCGATAACATAGAAATTATAAGTGCTGGTGAGAGAGACCCCGAATCAGACGGCGTAGATGGAATGTCAGCAAGTAAGATGAGAGCATTTGCAGAGAAAGGCGACATGAAAGGGTTTATCTCAGGTGTCCCTACAAAGAACAAAGCAGATGCAGAGAAACTATACAAGACAGTTCGTAAAGAAATGGGCATTATGGAAGAGGGTGAACTACCTGATTACATGATAGAAGATTTAATCACAGAGGGTGTATATGACCCAGGTGTATTTAAAGCAGTATTCTTATCAGGTGGTCCAGGTTCAGGTAAATCTACAGTTGTAAAGAAACTTGCACTGCCAGCATTAGGGTTGAAAATGGTCAACACTGATAAAGCATTTGAGAATGGGTTGAAGAAGGCAGGTCTAACACTTGACCTTAGAAAGGCAGACTTTACTAAAGTTGACCCAATTCGTGCAAAGGCGAAAGCAATCACCTCAAAGAACTTAGATGCATACTTAGACGGTAGATTAGGTTTGATATTCGATACAACATCTGCTGATTCAAGTAAGATTAAGAAGTATAAGAAGATGTTAGATAACATAGGGTATGAATACAAAATGGTCTTCGTTAACGCATCATTAAACAATGCACAAAAAAGAAATGAGATGAGAGCAAGAAAACTCCCACCTCAAATTGTTCAGAAAGATTGGGACAAAGCACAAAAAAACGCAAACGAATATAGAAAGATATTCGGAAAAGATTTCGTAGAGATTAAGAATGACGAGGGCATAAAAGAACTAGATAATAAAGCAAATAGATTATACGGAAAACTCATGTCTTGGTCTTCACAATTTCCTGGCAATAAGAAAGCAGTTCAATGGAAAGAACAAGAATTATTGAGAAAGAGAAATGGATAGATTAACACAACTCAGAGAAAAACTTAGAAGAGTCGCTCAAGACCCCGATGTAGACGATAAGAAAGGAACACAACCTAAGAAATACTATAAAGGTGTCGATAAAGATAAAAAGAGCGCCAGAGATGCACACTTTAAAAAGGGTGCAAGTATGGATGATGACAACCCAAATGCATACAAACCAGCACCAGGTGATGCAGGTGCAAAGACTAAACCTTCTAAACACACTAAGAAGTATCAGAAGATGTTTGGCGAAGAAGATACTCTACCTAATCCAGAAGACTCTAAGTATTATGTTGAAGAAGGCAGAATGGTTGCACCTGCACATCAAATTATCAAACAAGTTGCAAAAGAAATCCAAAAGAAAATGGAAAACTTGTATAGAAAGAGAGAGTCAGACGGTGTAAATCTTATTAATCAATTTGCAAGAATGGTCGGAATGACTGTTTCAGATAAGAAACAAAAGAAAGGAAGTCTATTTCTAAAAATGGGTGACGAATTAACAGAAGCAGTTGATGTCAAAAAAGCATTGAGAAAAGTTAAAGGTTTAACTAAACAACAGATGCAAGTGTTATCGACAATGAGTCCAAGCACATTACAAATTATTATCAATCAATTATCAACACTCGCTATGGGTGAAGAAAGACTTGCAGATAAATTAAGAAAGAAAGAACAGTCAAAACAAAAAGCACATCAAAAGAGAATAACTCAACTGGCAAGACAATCTATAAATAAGAATAGAAACAAATAAATTTTAGGTTATATTATGTTGAAAGGTGACTTACCTTTAAGTTATCATCTAGGTTATCATACCGTTCATGATAATTTCTTTACAGAAGAAGAATGCAATGAGATTGCAAAGATTATTCTTCGTAATGAGAAAGAGGTTTTAAAAATACACAACCCAAATATCAAAGAGAATAAAGACCCTTCAGGTTATTCAGGTCTCACTGCTCAACATACAGTCTACAACTGGTTGTATCATCCAGAAATCCAAGCATTCAACATAGAAAATCGTATATGGAATCTACCACAATTCGATACAAGAGAAGAACTATTCGCATCTTGCTGGTTCAATGTGTTAAGACAGGGGGAAAGATTGCACAAACATGAACACTTCGACCCCGAAGAACATCAAAAAGAAGAAACTAAAGATATGATATCTGAAAATTTTTATGCATGTTCAGTATTCATACAGGGGGAAGAACCTTCGTATACATGGTTCAACTCATGTGAAACAGATTTTAAATACAAACCTTTACAGAATGTTAAAGGTCAATTACAAGTTCTTGGAAGTATGGTTACACATGAAGTTAAACTTAACAAGTCTCCTCAACCTAGAATCTCTATGGCGATGGATATAGCATGGGATTGGGATATAGATTCAACACATTTGAATGAATGTAATCCTAGAATATCTGGTAATGTTAAGAGGTATAAGCACCTTGTAAGACATAAATAGATTTATGAACGGAAATTCTAGTAACAAACCACACGAATTAGGAACTGATGAAATGAGAACAGCATATCAAACAGACACACCTGGTCAAGAGGTCGATAAGTTCATTAAGGACGCACAAAAGGTTCAAACAGAAAACGCAAAGAAACATTTTTCACAGGTATTTGGCAACCCACTAGAAGGTTATCCTTACAATGAAGATATAGAAGTGTTTGATAAGTCATTGAACGAAGCAAAAGAAGAACTAGAAATCGAAGAAGACTCAGACGAAGGATTAAAAAAGAAAGCAGAGAAATCTGGCATGCCACTAGGAATACTCAAACAAGTGTTCAAAAGAGGTGTCGCCGCCTGGAGAACAGGTCACAGACCTGGCACTAACCCACAACAATGGGGTTATGCAAGGGTGAATTCCTTTGTCACTAAATCAAAAGGCACATGGGGTGGGGCAGATAAAGACCTCGCCGCTAAAGTAGGGGGCTCATAATGAAATCATTTAAACAATATCAACTAGACGAGAAACTCGAAAATATAAACGAAGCAAGAATTGCTAATTATAAACCTACAAAGTTTGAAGGTAAAGAGTTC